GGTAAGTGAACGCAAGGAAAAGAAAAGTTTCATAGTGGGTCAGAGCCTGCTGAAATTGAAGCTGCCTCAAGTGGCGATTTTCACACCCCTCGACAATCGACCGTAGTGCGGGAAGCTGCTTCAAGTGGCGACTTTCACACCCCTCGAAAACCGACCGTAGTGCGTGAGGCCTTCGTTAGTGGAGACGCCCGCACTGTTCGAGCTAAGCTCGTTCAGCGTGAAGCTACCTCTAGCGGAGACTTCAACACACCCCGACCCAGGATCGTTGTGCGTGAGACTGTGGCTCCAGATGCAGAAATGCAAGCCTGGAAAGACAAGACTGCGCAAGAATTGATTTCCCACCGGATTATTACGAACACTTTTAAATTCTCTAAACAGAGAACTGATGGAACATGGATCCCACTGTTAAACGGACTCTTTATCCGAGACACTGTGATGCTAGCGCCTTACCATCTCATTCCTGAGTTGGCAAAGTCGGACGTGATTCGCATTGAGAACCTTAATGGCGCTCGATTTGAATTACCGTTTTCTGCGTGTTCGTACCACCAATTGACGACGAAACCGGACATCTATGGTAAATATACCCTGAAGGATGCTTGTCTAATTAAGTTCCCGCGTCATGTAGGAGCGTATTCTGACATTGTTAAGCACTTTCAGCTGAACCACGATCTGAGACATACGCGAGCCGATATTAATCTCTACACAGTGAGACATGATGGTAAGCGTACCCTTGGCATGATTCTAGGTAATCGCACTGCCCACGCAATTGACACTAAGTCTTTCAACGTGGGGGGTGAGATAGTAGAACTGCGCCAGGGATACGAATATGATCTTCCCACTAACAATGGAGATTGTGGAGCTCCCTTGATTTTGCAAGAACCTACATGTTTGCGCAAGATCGCGGGAATTCACGTCCTCGCTCTTGTTGATGGGAAGCGAGCTTTTGCTCAATCCGTCACACGAGGCGATTTGGAACGTGCACTGGAGAAGTTTGGTCCTCTTATCAAGACAGATTTTGACGACATGGCAAACTTCCAGTTCACTTCTGTTGAACTACCACTGGATACTACATTTGATACTGCCGACCTAGTGAAGTTACTTCACTTGCCTGCCCCCACATTTTCTTATGTTGGAGAATGCGACACTAATGTTTTTGTACCTGGAAAGACCGACATCCAACCTTCTGTGATTTATGGCCAAGTTTCTGACCCAATCACGCGTCCTGCCCTATTGTGGAGCCCCACGACAAATCTTCTTCATAAGAATTTGGAGAAATGCGCCATGGAAACTCCATTTATTCCGCAGGAGGCGATTGATCGTGCTGTCGCGAGTTATAAACCCCTGCTCTTCAATGGGACCAAAGATTACCTCCAAAGAATTTTGACGTTCGAGGAGGCGGTTCGAGGTCTTAGCGAGGAGTCGGAGTACTTGTCGTCTATCAACCGGTCGTCTTCCCCTGGGTTCCCCTGGGTCCTTTATAGACCTGGAGGGACAAAGGGTAAGACGGCGTGGTTGGGGGATGAGGAGTACGTGTTTGATGATGTCGTGAGGTTTTCCGTACAATCACGGATCGATAATGCTAGACAGGGCATTCGCACTGCTTGCATCTGGACTGACACCTTGAAAGATGAACGCCGACCTCACCAAAAAGTCCTTGATGAAAAGACCCGTGTGTTCGGTAATGGACCTATGGATTATACAATTGCCTTTAGGCAGTATTTCCTTGGGTTCCTTGCCCACATTATGGAGAACAGAATCAACAATGAACAATCCCTTGGAACAAATGTGTACTCTGGAGATTGGAAAGCCACTCGTGATTACTTGCAACGTAAAGGTAAGAAAGTCATTGCTGGGGATTTTTCCACTTTTGACGGTACACTGAACTCTTGCATTATGTGGGAGTTTGTGAATGTCATCAACGATTGGTACGACGATGGCGAAGAGAATGCTCTCATTAGGCAGACTCTTTTCCTTGAAGTTATCAATTCGATGCATCTCTGTGATGGGATGTTTTACATGATGAACCACTCACAACCATCTGGCAATCCTATAACCACTGCGCTCAACTCATTTTACAATTCAATTTCGATGAGAATCGTTTACGACATCTGTAGAAAGCGAGCTGGTCAGAGTGTCAGTCTGGATTTTAATTCCCAGGTGAATATGGTCTCGTACGGTGATGACAATGTTGTCAACTTTACGGACCTTGTGTCTACGTGGTTCAATCAAAACACGATCACAGAAGCCTACAGAGAAATTGGCATGATTTACACTGACGAACTGAAGTCTGGAGATGAGATGGCCGATCATCGTCTTATCGGAGAGGTCGCTTACCTAAAGCGGCATTTCCGGGAGGACGGTGAGCGGGTGTATGCACCTCTTGACCTTTCAGTTGTACTCGAAACCTGTAACTGGGTCCGTAATGGTCCAGATGCAGTTGGAGATTGCAAAGCCAACTGTGAAACAGCCATTTCTGAACTGGCACAACATCCTCGGGACGTTTTTACTAAGTATTCGTCCATGATCGAGAAAGCATTCCGTGCGTCTACGGAGGAAACTCTAAGTTTTAAGACGTACGATGAGTATGAGGAGTACGCTATTGAGCAGTACTAC